CTTCATTAATGAGTCAAACATGGGTCAGGGTATTATTCACTATGGTTCTTCTGATAACCATGGGTGTTTCATGTCTTTCCTAGAGGAGCTGTACAAACGCTGTCTCCTTAGCCTAGGGATGAGAGAAGATTCCCATTTGCTGAAAGCACTATTCAGCTCTGATGACTCTCAGATCTGGCTAGCAGTGAAGAAGGATGACAACCTTGGTCCGAAGATTGCATTATTCATGCAATGCATGCAAATGTCTGAGAAATTGTTCAACTACAAAACAGGTGTAGGGAAGAGTTCATTCTCCTTGGTTGTTCAGGAATTCAACTCAGCATTTGCGTCTTCGATGGACTACTACTCAGCTCTTCTGAAATTCTCAAGTGCATCAGTACCAGTGGCAAGGTCAGATAGTTTCTTTGACATGGTCTCTGAATCTTATGCTGGTGTCAGACAATTGAGAGAAAATGGCGCGTCTGAATCATTGTCTGAATTGGCTCATGAGTTGAATGAACAGTACTGCCAGAGAATATATAGATCAGATCAAATCAAGAGATTGGCAAAGCAATTTGGAATAAGATGGGAGATGTTTCCATATCATCTAGGCAGGTATCCTAGAATCCATCCGAGTGTAGCCATGATGCATGGGCCCATAGCAGACTCTTATTCATTGTACACAAAGTTGAAGCAATCTGAGATGAATGAGAAAGAATCTTCCTTATTCTTGAATTCACACAGACTCACTGATCTCTCAATGCTGGAGGTTCTGAGCAATTCTCTGAATCCAGATGATCTCACCAACTCTCTCGTCACCATAAGAGCAAGTATGGCACCTGTCAGGAAAGTCATACAGTTACAGAAATCCATGGTGATGTCAAAGGAACAGATGAATGCCTTCATTGAATCTAACCCTATCTATGCATTCAAGAAGCCAAATGATCTCCAATCTACAGCATTCTACACTAGTGTCAAAGCATTTGGATCAGGAGCCAGTAAAGCACTCAGATATACTAGTCCCAGCTTGTATTTCGCCAGATACTGTGCCAGCCTCACTGCTAATGCATTCACCATATCTGGTGAAACTCCTAGAACGTATGAATCATGTCTATTAGATCTCATAACTAGAGAGAGCCCTAAGATGCCAGACAACCCAATGCTATCATTAATATTCAGATATGAGGAAGACCTTCGAAAGTCCATAGAGATTGCAGAGAAATTGCCAGAGGTTGACATGTTCCCTCGACATCCCTTGTCTCCAATGATGATTAGAAAGATGCAAGTGATCAACTCATCCAATCAAACAAAATTCTCGCCACAGGAAGTCCTATCTCATGTGGCTCGATGACAACAGATTCAAGAAGAA